ATAGAAGGAGTGGATCCTCTAGTAGCAGCGAAGGAGAAATTCTTCGCGTCGGAGGTTTCGTGTGCTGAGACTAACGCTCGTTTCCGTGCTCTCTGTGCTGGCGTGAATAACGTCCGGCCCGAAGTGAAAGCGCTTATTTCAAGCGCTGCTTCGGAGATTCAGAGGGTACTGGGAACTTTCGTGTCGTCTTCCGAGTGGCTCGATGCGTGTCGTTTTGGCCCAGGTGCGTTTAATCACACCGAAGCAAGAGGCTTAACGTCTCTTTACGACAAGCTGCAAGTCGCTCCGTCTGTCACTCATGACATGGCGGATGTCGGGGCCCTACTCGTGATGAGTCGGCCTCCGTGGGCCAGATCCGTGACCAGCTGCGAGGTGGAGGGCTTTTGGCCCTTCATCACGCGTGCTGATCTCGATTTGGTTCCCGGCAATCGAGTAGCTTTCGTTCCAAAGACCGCCGTCACGCACCGTACGATAGCGATTGAGCCGCTTCTTAATATCTATGCCCAGTTGGGCTTAGGTAAAATGATGCGGCGAAGGCTTCGTACCAAGTGCAACCTGGATCTTGACGATCAAGCCCCTAATCAGGACTTGGCCAAGAGAGGTTCAGTGGATGGTTCTCTTGCTACCATTGATCTGTCGTCCGCGAGCGATACCGTAGCTCGTGAGTTGGTCCGGTTTCTCTTGCCATGTGAATGGTTTGAGAGGCTTGACCTATGCCGATCTAAAGTCGGCTATTTAGACGGGAAATGGTTAAGGTATGAGAAGTTCTCCTCTATGGGGAACGGGTGCACATTCGAACTAGAGACTCTTATTTTCTGGAGTCTTGCGATCGTATGTGTTCGACACCTTAATCTGGATGCCGAAAGCGTTCGGGTTTATGGTGACGACATCATCGTTCCGTCCTTAGCCTATGACCTCTTAGTTGAGGTCCTTACCTTCTGCGGCTTTAGCACTAATAGTGCCAAGTCGTTTAAGGAAGGACCCTTCCGAGAGAGTTGTGGCAAGGACTTCTACGATGGGCGCGAAGTCCGTCCTTTCTTTCAGAAAGAGAATCTCAGTGAGGTATCTCACCTCTTCCGTCTTGCTAATGGGATCCGGCGAGCCGCGAGCCGTCGCATGTCTCCTTTTGGAGGCTGCGATAAAACTCTGTTGCCCGTTTGGAACTCAGTGGTTAAGACGTTGCCTCGCCTCGTTAGGCAGAGCCTCCGAGTACCAGCTCACGCTGGAGATTCGGATGGCATCTGTTCTAATTGGGACGAGAGCCAGCTCTCCCCCTTCGTGATCAGTAATGAGCACGGGTGGGAGGGAGTGACTGGTCTGAGACTCCAAGCGACACCTATTCAGGTGAGGTTACCCAGCAATATGCTTGGGGCCACAGCAGCAATGCTGTATCGCTTGAAAGACGGTCGTACTCAGTCTAGTCTAGAAGAAATTCTAGGCGTCGACGATTCCGTTCCTAGTCCTCCAAGGCTAGGTCGGGATTATGAGTACAGACTACGATCCAAGGCCTTTTATGGACCCTGGACAGACTTCGGTCAGTGGCGGTAGCCCCCGGGAGGGGGCTGCTCGTGTAACTGACCGTTTCGGGAGTTAGTTTCTCCCTAAGAGGGATTGCTGCGAG